TGCTAGAATACGAAGCCGGGGCGGAGGTAATTGATGTGGCAAAAAAATACAATGCATCTATTTCTGTGGCTCAAAGAGCAATAACGGAATTTGGCGTCGAATTTAGATCGGGGCTAACCGAAGAACAACAGGAGGAGGTTAAGATAAAATACGAGCTAGGCATGGAAACCAGAGACTTGAAAAAAGAATATGGGGTGTCTGGCTTTTATATCAGACAATGCATACTAGCGCTGGGCGGAAAAATGAGAGCGGCTGGCACTCCACTAATCATGAGCGAAGAAGAAGTGGCATTTGCTAAAGACATGTACGAGTCGGGTGAAAGAAGTACAGACATATCTGAGGTCATTGGGGCTGGCGCATGGGTTGTTCGTTTGGCGCTTAAAAAGGAAGGCGTAAAAATGCGAACACCAGAAGAGCAGCCTAGAAAACACGGGCTTAACGAAGATGCTTTTGCGGAACCAACCAGAGACGCATTGTACTGGGCCGGATTCATCGCAGCGGATGGGTGCATTTTCAATAACCAATTGTCGATTTCTCTCCAGACCAGAGATCTGGATCACCTTGTAAAGTTCAAGGAGTTCGTAGGATACGGGAAAGACCCCTATAAAGAAAAAGACAGAGAGGCCTACACCATTAAGTTTAGCTCGTTGAAAATACGTAAAGACTTGGCGAAATACGGCATCACGCCTCGCAAAAGCCTAACATATGACCCTCCTAAATTTTGCCGCGAATCAGCGGACTTCTGGAGAGGAATGGTTGACGGAGACGGCTGCGTTAGAGTAGGATTGGACGGGAAGCCAACGGTGGGATTCGTGGGTTCTTACGGCGCAGTAAATGGATTTAAAAATTGGGTCAGAAAATTAACGGATACAAAAGCACAAGGAGGCAAAGAAGGCAATATATATGTCTTTTCTATTTACGGGAGGCATGCAGTCCCAGTCATAAATCAAATGCAAGGAGGAAGCCCAAAATATTTTCTCGATAGAAAAAGAGAGGCCGTTAAAAAATTCATTGATGTACACGAAAACGTATAACCAAGGGCTCACGATGCGCTTGGATGAATATAATATAGCGCTGCCAGATATGCCTCCTGAAAAGGAAATGATTAACTGGAGACTTCCAATTAGTCAGCAAAAATTCGCATACGAACAGCTACCGGATTTAAGGACACTGAATACACAAGAGCTTGAACACCTAGCAGCAGACCAATGGCATAAGCGCGAAAACGGTGTTTGGATGCTTATAAATGGCCGCCCAGTCATGATCCCAGGTGGCGCATGGTTCTACTTCAACTACTGGGTAACTACTCGCGGCAAGCGACCAGACTTTAGGTTAGAGGCATTGGAGTTTTTCTGGATGTGGTATCTTCATATAGAAAATAATCCCAATTGTCTGGGCATGATGATCGTCAAGCCACGTCGTATAGGTGACACTTGCAAAGCATTAAGCATTATGTATGAGCGAGTTACGAGGTATTTTAACTATCCAGGCGGTATGCAATCATACACTGATGAAGAAGCAAAAGTGGCCTTTTTAAGGATTGTTCGTTCTCATAAAAAAATGCCTTACTTCTTTAAGCCAAAACATTCCGGCACAATGAGCGAGGAGCTAAAGTTCCATCGCCCATCCGAAGTAAATACCGTCAAAAAACTTAAGGAACAAAGAGGCGAAATAATCGAGAGTTCAGATGGAGAATTTTTAGATTCATCCATAAGTTATCGAGCAACAGTTAACTTAGCCTATGACAGTCAACAACTTGGACATTATTATTTGGACGAATGTTTAAAAATCGCCAAGTATAAAATGGATGTTAGAGCCCAGTGGGAAAACATCAAACGGGTTCTAACGCTCAATAACGGAATGACCGTCGTGGGTCGCGCTCTACTCACTTCGACGGTCGAGGAAAAAAATGAGAACGATCCCGACAATTCAACCGTAGAAATGGCAGAACAGTTATGGGACGACTCCGATCCAAACAACCTTGACGGCAACGGCCAAACAAAAAGCGGTCTTTTTCGCCTGTTCCGCAGCTTTGAAAAAAACGCCCAAATCGATGAATTCGGTTTCCCCAAAATCGAAGAAGCTAGAAGACACCGTCAAAACCGCATCGACTCCCTGCTCCGCGACAAAAACTACACCGAACTCCTCTCTCTCTACCGCAAAGAACCCGAAACAGTCCAAGAAGCCTTCTCGAAGTCAACCACAAACTGTCCGCTACACCCAGAGATGTGCCAAACCCGGCTGAACGAAATTAAAATGGGAATGGATCACCACGGAAACAAGGTCGACAACGAGGTGGTTATTGGAAACCTACAATGGAAAGGCGGAAAGCCAGGAACAGAAGTTGAATTTGTAAGGTCCAAGGATGGAAGATGGCATTTTTCCCAGTTTCCATTCAGGGAAAACGCTGTCTCAAAACGAGGTAAAAAATATCTGCCACTAAACCAGCCTTTCTACAGAATGGGATGTGACCCATTCGACACCGAAGAAGTGGTCAATAAGGGATCAGATGGGGCCTTTACGGTTAAACGAAAGCTGTACATGCCTCACGAAGACTCAGGGAAGCTCACTTTAAACGAACTCGGTGAAGTCGAGAACGTATGGGACATGAAGACCAACCAATACGTCTGTGCTTATAAGTTTAGACATAAGGACCCTGAAGACTTCTACAAGGATTTTATAATGACTGCATGGTTCTTTGGGGTGGCTGGTTATGTGGAACTCGACAAACCTGGGCTTACTCAGTGGGTTAGAAAGAACTACCCTGGGTTTCTACAATTAGAGCCCGAAGACATTATCAACTCAATCGTCACCCGAAATAACCGACGCGAAGGATCCAAGACCACCAACGCCTTGGTGGGAACCTATGTCGGACTCTTGTCGTCTCACATATCGAAATACATCTGGGCTGAAAAAATCCCCCTAATCATTACTCAGTGGATGTATTTCGAAACCAAAAAACGAACCAAGTTTGACGTCGCTGTGTCCACGGGTTGGACTGAGATCGCCGACATGGATGAGGTTAGAGAAAAAGAAGAAAAGAAAACCTGGGGGGAGGGAGCCTTCTATAACAACTAATGTCGTCCTAAAACAACGACTAAACCATATACCATGGACTACAGAACTTTATCAGCGCAACCGCGCCCAGAAATAAACACACGAGACGAGAAGTACGGCCTTGAGATGGCCAAGTATTTCTACGGAAGCTATGCCGACAACCAATGCATGGTTGGCAATGGGTTTCTTTCCTATTCCTCAGCTTCCATCCGGGAACTTCGAGATCACGGCATGGGCATCCAGAACATCGAACAGTACCGAAACATCATCGACCCTCCGCGCAAAAAAGCCGACCGAAGAGTTTACAACGCCAATATTTCTTGGAGGGTGTCTGACCAGTATCAGAAGTACAAAAATATTCTAAAATCAAAAATCCAAGAGTTAATCCTTACCCCAAGGGTGGACGCCACATCCAATGATGCTGTTCGAGAACGAGACTTTCTTAAAAACCTCCAGGCGTTAATGGGTAACGAAAACACCAAAGCTTTCGTTGGTGACGACTACCCGATGCCAGAGACAACCCAAGACTCTTCGGTTTTAGATCAACTCGGAGGGGTTCGGCTTGAAAGAGAGATTGTAGCCAAAGACGTTATAGACGTCGTTACTCGCAACTCGGGTATGGAATCTTTGATTCCGATGTTCGCTGAGGACCTTATAAACATCGCCTTGACTGGCAGTGACTTTAAAGTTATAAATGGAATTGCCCAATACGTCTACATAGACCCGCAAACTTTTATAATCCCACGCGACTATCACGAAGATTTCCGCAAAGGAGATTATCGTGGGTATTGGGAATATCAAACACTTGCCGAACTCCAAGCTCAATATCCTGACTGCGACGTCAAAAAACTAAAACAGTTCGAAGGAGTTTTATGGGATTGGGGCGAAAAGATCAACTACGCCAAATTCGGCAAGAATCCACGAAACGTTAAAACAGTGACGATGTAATGGATTGACGCCGATCCAGAAGTCAAAGTTGTTGGCTTAAGAAAAAACGGCGCTCGGCAGTTTGAGTCTGTTCCAGCCGGGTTTAATCTCTCAGAACGAGCACAAAAATCCGGTAAGCGAGTCGAGAAATATATCATTCAAAGAATGTATAAATGCGTCTGGGCTCCTGGTAGCGATCAAGTTTTAGAGTTTGGGCCAGTTGATGTTTTGGCTCGCGGCAAAGACCGGATGTACTGGCCAATGACTGTTATCTGCACTCAGAATAAGTCAATAACAGAATCAGTCATGCCATACA